TGCCGGCGTATGCGTCTCTGAACTCCCACGGGTATGAACCGGACTGCCACTTGGTTACGTGGCCGACGATTGTTGCCGGTGATGCGAAGCCGTTGCGACCGACTTCATCGCCGTGTAGTAGGAGCGCGCGATAGTTGCCTATCTCGATGCGCTGGACATCTTCGGGTGAATCGTGCCAGGTGAGTCTCTTTTCGCCTGCGAGTAGTTGCCTGGCTAGCTCGTAGCACATGCGGTCAAAGTTGTCTGCGCGTGGCACTGCGTCTCGTTTAGATCCGATGCGCCCATGGTTTCCCCATTCGGCTACTACCGTCACGTTCTCGTATTCCGCGAGCGCGACTCTGACCACATCGACTAGGAGGCGTGAGACGTTGACATATTGCTCGAAGATTGTGGAGTCGATTTCGAATGCTTGTGTTGGGAAGTTGAATAGGCCTTCTACCATGTCACCCCCGAATGCTATGGTTACGTCTTTTACTGGATGGTCTGCTCGGTGCATTTTTGTTATTTTGATTGCTTTGTCCGTGAATAGCATTACGCGCTGTCTCATGACTTCGGTGTTGTAGGTTGTGGTGCGTTTAGCGCCTTGCCAGTCTGTCATTACCCATAGTGCGTGTTCGCCTGGGCTTTTGCGTTTATCGATTTGCGGGGCTTTTATTGCTGGGACTTTGCCGATTGCAAGCATGGCGTCAAATGCCGCGCTTCGTGTTACCTCCACTAGGTGCTCGGTTCTGTCTTTTGCTTTGAGTAGGTCTCTTTGTGCGTGAACTAGGGCTTTGCGTAGTGCCTGCACATCGGCTGGCTCTTCGTATGGTGGTTCTAGATTTTCCAGCATGAACATTGCCTCGCTCGGTGAGTGGTGAGTGGTCGCTCTGAGATTACTATCCCAATGTTTCTGAGTTCGTCTGCGAGAGTTTTGATTTTCCACTTGGCTGAGTCCAGAACGGCGGCTTCTAGTATTTGCGCGTCAAGTTCATTTAAGTTGTCCATGATTGTGCGTACTTTGCAGGGTGTTTTTTTGCTGGGTGGTTGCAGGTTTTCAAGCATTTGGTTTCTCCTGGCTGATTGTTATTAATACTCCGGGTTGGCCGTCGTCTGCCCATTTTTTGTAAGCCGTCAGAGAAACTACGCGGCTGTCATCTTCAATAATTTCTGAGTCACTGAGTGCGTCAAGAACACTTCTGCAGAGTTTATCCACGTCTGGCTTTTGCATCATGAAACTAGTTTTGTTGCTTTTGGCTTTTTCCATGTAGAAAGCCAGTGTCACATTTACTGCGCCTTTGTAGCGAATGTATTGTTCGTGGGCTTTGACTGTCTCTGTGACGTGTTTGCGCCAAGCCTTGTTTCCTCCAGAAGCATCGACTAAGACTGCACGATTGTTTATCACAAAGGCTTTTTTGGAGCCTTGCGGGGCCGCCTTGCCTGATATCCAGATACTGAAATGGGTCACAATTGTTCCTTGGCCCAGTCAAGAATTGCTTCGTGAAATAAGTGATTGTCTTTCACGTATTGCCAGCGGGCTTTTGCAGCCATTTCGTCGTCCAGAGTTTCATCCCAAACTCTTTGATTGACCAAGTGCCTGGCTTGCTTTAGTTCTCTTTCGGCTATTTGTTGTAAGACGTCAACCATTTCATCAAGGTCTTGGTCTCTTTTCCAATCCAGCGAATCGACTAGGTGCTGAACGTCTTCCTTCGTTTTAATGACCATTAGAAGGGAACCTCGCTGTCTTCAATAGGTGCAGGATTGGCTGGGAATGCCACTGCGCTTACGTGGCCTTGAATGATTGAATCATTTAGGTGATGTTCGACTCCGGTCTTTTCTTCTCCGGTCTTTGCCGTGTAGGTGCTCATCTTCGTCGAGAGCCTGCCGTTGATTGTAATTTCGTCATTTTCGCCCACGTGTAACTGTGGCATGTCAAACCATGCTGTCCAGAGGACAAATTTGTCTTGGCCTTTGAAGTTTGATTTCTCCCAGAATTTGATAATTCCTTTTCCGGTCTGTGTTGCGATGCTGTTTGAAACTTTTCCCGTAACTGTGACTATTGGCATTTCTGTGTATCCTTTTCTTGTAATTCTGCAGAAGTTATCCACAGGTTTTCTAATATGATTATTTAAGTTTTTTATTTAATTATTATTAAGTTTTATTTGTAGGACATATGTGTCCTGTAATGGTGTCAAGAGTGTCCTGTATTGCGGTCAAGAATGTCCTGTAATACAAGTCTGCCTGTGGATAAGTCTCTGTGCCACAAGGTGCTGTCGCACCATTCGGGGCAATTTGTTCTTATGAAATATCTGTTACTTGGAGAAGAGCCTGAGGCCACTCCTCCGTGCCTTACTATCTCGATTTCTCCCAGTTCCTCGAGATGCGTTAAAACACGCCTAACCGTCCTTGATGAAGTGTTTGCGTATTTTGCGAGTGTCTCTTGTGACGGGTAGCATCCAAGTTCTGGATTGTCATTTGTGTGCCACGCGATTGCCAAGAGAACTACCTTGGCCGTTCCTGTGGCTGGGCTGTGGTGCAAAACTGCAGCCATTGCTTCTGCGCTCATCTGTGTGTCTTTCCTGTATAGTTTTTGTGTGGCCGGATTTATCCTAGCCACCGCCCCCTTGGTTTCTGTGTGCCGGGGGGCGTTTTAATTTACGGCGTGTCGCTGATTGATTTCCCTGCATCATCAATTGATTTAATTAACTCGGCTGATTGCAAGGATTTCACGGCGTCTTTTCTTAGGTTGCGTAAACCAATTAGGTTCCCTGTGCTTCGAAGTAGGTCAAGTTCGTCTTCCCAGTTGCGTGTGTTGCTTATTTCGCCACGCTGAACCTTTTCCATTTCTTCCTTGCTTGGACGTTTGCCTTTTGGGCTATAAGCGTAGGTCGCTAATGCGCGGCCAATTGCAGAAGTGGCACAATTCTCGACAAACGAGAGTTTGTTCACGGGTGTTGAGTTGCGGGTCTCTTGTGCGAAGTCGATGCTAACGGGGCGGGTGTCATCCCGGTCTGCGTAGATGCTGGCTTTAATGACTATCTCGGTTTCGTTAATCAAAACAATTTCTGTGTGGATTCGCCCTTCTGGATGTTCTAGCCAAAAACGGTGTATGCGTGAATCGACGGGTTCGTATTCTGAAGGTATAAAGCCCATTATGGCCTTTCTGTGTTAGGTGCTCACAGTATAAGGCTTACTTGTCACTCTTCTTCGTTTTTGAATTAACCGTTTCGATGGCTGAGTTAATTGAATTATCGAAGTCCTCGTCTGGGACTTGACCTTTTCCAGCGTAGGTGAACAGAATGGCCATAAGAAGCCCTAGGATGGCTCCTGTGGCTCCAAATTGGGCAGATTCGAGTGGCTGTAACCCTTGGAGGCTCCCAGCCCCTAGGAAGGCGATTCCTGCCCCTACAGCGAATGCTGCTACGCGGGTCACTCTTTTAAGTGGGCTACTTTTTAGAAGGTTTTTTAGCAATTGGTTTTTTGGTTGGCTTGGCAACGGGTTCCTCTTTTTCGGTCACGGTTAAAGTTTTCGCTTCTAGCGTTGCTTCGATTAGGGCTAGGGGGTCTTCGACTGGGTTAGTGGCTAGGTTGATTTTGTCGCCGGCCATAAGGTGAAGGTGAGGCCCAGAACTTGCGCTGCCACTATTTCCTGATTTGCAGAGAACTTGACCGCCTTTTACGGCGTCGCCAACTTTCCAGAATTGTGACTGGTCTTCTAGCAGGTGATAGTAGCCAAAAATTTTTACTTCGATTTTCCCTTTGACTATTACGGGTGCACTAATTTCTATAAAGTGGCCGAGGATGCTTGTTTCGCCAATGTTTTTGACTCTTCCGGAGCCAATCGCGATAAGTGGTGTGCCTGATTGGACTGAGTAGTCTAAGCCTCTGTGCGGGCCAAGTCCTAGTTTTTTGCGAGTTTCTCCATGAGTACCAAATTTGTCGCTAATGCGTGAAGGCTTGGCCGGGTGAAAGGTTTGAACTGTTATTGTCTTAGGCATTGGTCATAACTCCCTGTGCGATTGCGACGATTGAACCACCGATTGCACCCGCGAAACCCATGAATAAATAAATCTTTTTTTGTAATTCACGAACGTCTCGCTCAAGTTGCTTGTAACCATTCATCTCAGCCTTCAGAGTTGCAAGGTCTTTAATGATTGTGATAAGCAACTCTCTATCGGTTGTCTCAGCCATTTTAGGCTTCTACCCAGTTTTTTGAATCTTCGTTCCAGAAGTATCCTTTACCGTCTGTAGGATATGGTTTTGGTGCTTGCCATGTCCAAGATTCGTCATCGAACTTCCATGATGCGAATGGTTTTGGTGACTTGAACGCGCCTGTGCTTGCGATATAGGTGTCGCCTATTGCGGCAAACTTTTTCCCGAAGTTGGCATTGTATGAGGTTTGAACCCAACGGCCTTCAAGACCGATACTGTTTAGAAACTCTTCGCCGCGTAACTCTTCAGAGTTATCGACTACGACTATAGCGGTAACTGTCCCGTTATCGATTTTTGCAAAGTGTGCCATGTTTAACTCCAATACTTTATAATGCAAACACCTGAACCGCCTGCGCCTGCGGTTAGATAAGACCCGCTGAACTGGCCACCACCGCCGCCACCGCCGAAATTGGCTGTGCCAGAAGTCCCTGCGGTTCCGCTGAACGCGCCTGAACCTGCATTTAGGCCACCGAAAACACGCGAGGCTTGCCCTTGAGCACCACCGCCTCCTGCACCGTAACCGTTCATTCCTGGGTTGCCATACGAGAATCCGGTCGAGTAGCCAAGGGTTCCCTGCACTACTGACAATCTAGGGTTGACGTTAGTAGTCAAAAGGTTGACGCCTGTGCCATTTGGCAACATCATTGCCGAGCCGCCGCCACCGCCGGATGCAGCACTTGGATGGCCTTCTCCACCGCCCGATGCAATTTGTGCAAACGCTGTGATTGTCTGGTTAGAGTCTTGTCCACCGCCACCTCCGAATGAGGTTGCGAGGCTGCCAAAAGTGCTCGATGAGCCAATCCCGCCGGGGGTTGGGCCAGAAGTGCCGGCCGCGCCTCCTGCCCCAATTGTTACGGTGTAACTCGTGCTGGGTGTAACCGCGAGGGACTGCATGATAACACCACCACCGCCACCGCCTCCACCTTTGCCGCCTGAAATGGCTCCGCCACCACCTCCACCGCCACCAACTAGAAACAAGTCAATGTTTGTAACTCCAGCGGGTGCTGTCCATGTCTGTGTTGACGTAACAAAAACTGTGGTAAGTGATTTTGCTCCTGCAGGTGCTGCAGGTGCTGGAAATACTGTTACGGCCATTAACTTATTTCACTTCCGAATAGTTGGAATGTAAGAGTGTTTCCTACGCTGGACCTAACTGTGACAACATCGGTAACGTCAAGAGTGAGTCCTAAGGTAAACGCAACCGTTGTATTTGCGGCGATAGGTGCATCAAAAATAATGGCGTTAACATGTGCTGTGGCTGCTCCACCGATGCGTGCCCATACTCTAGCGTTTGCAGGTGATGCGGTCACATTTGTAATTGTCAATGTTGAAACGACTGTATCCGCTCCAGTTGGAACTGTGTAAAGATTTGTTTCTGCCGTGCCAACAGGATGTGCTTGTCCAAGGATTTTGTAAAGAATAGGCATTTATGCTCCGATTAATAGTATTGGGCTGAGAGGGTCTGGGACTGTAACTGGAGGCGATACAAGAGTCCATGCGCTTCCGGTGTAGTACCATAGGTTATTGGTGTCCACTAGGTAGGTGACCATTCCGGCGGTAGGGCTAGGCAAGGCTGTGGTACGTGCAGACGAGTCGGCAAAGACCATAACCGTCTGGTCCATAAGAAAATCCTGAACACGAGACGCGGGGAGCGTCTGCCCGTTTACAAAATCAAACCATCCAGCCATTTAGAACTCTTTCCATACTTCTAGTCTAGTAAACCAATTGTTAACATCAATGCTATGGCTCACCCTTGTCACTGTGTAAACTGTGTCGATGTCCATCTCTTCATTAATGTAGAGCACCCTGACTGTATCTCCGGGCATGAACTCGATTGCTTCTGTGAGGTTGCGAAGCCTATCGATTGCAGGGGTTGTAACGCTTTGGACTATAGTAATGGGTTTCGGCGTGAATACGGCGTTTGCCCACGACTCTGCATCCGTGACTGTGGCGAGGTCTACGGTAAAGTCTTCTGAGCGTTGGCCAAATAGGTCAATTGAATCGCTGTCGATGAACAATTCTTCAAACAGCGGGTCTCCTAAGTATTCAAATCTTTGTTTGACCAGCATCGTGTTTAGAATGTGCTCTGATTGCATCGATGAATCAATGTCGGCCATGCACAAGTGGTTAGCCTCACCGTGATTGTTGCCGATGGTGTAAACGTAACCGCCTGTCTGCGCCCTCGGACGGTACTCCAAGTAACCCGTGTTGGGGTTAATGGCGATGAATCCAAGACCCGATGTCAAGCAATTGGACGCCACTGCCCCGAATGTTGTATTTAACTCAGGTGTTCCTGACATGTACCATTCGGGATTTATGCTAAAACTGTCGTAAGGAATAACAAATCCTGTCGCAGCGACTTCATTTATTGCCAATTGGATGCCGTCGCTTGGCAAAATTGCGCCTGTAGGTTCGTAATCGAAACGGCGATTGACTAATAATGCCCAGAAGTCTGTCGCGTTTACGGTAATTTGGTTAGGTTCGTCTGCCCCGTATGTGACGTTAATGTCGTCTAGGGTTCCGTGCCAAATAATGAACTCGTAGCCTCCGCGCTTGGCTTTGACTCTTATCTCTACACCTGGACGAATGAAGGGATAATTATTTGGGTCGAAAGTCCAACTTTGCATTTCAATTGTGGCTTTGCCTGAATCGGCTTGAAAATAGACGTTGGAACCCATTGAGCCGCCGATTGTGGTTTGAACTCTGCTAACTTCGCAGGCCACGTCTTGCCATGTTACGTTTCCGGATATGTCTTCACCTAGAACATTGTTTCCACCAAGTGTGCTGATTCCTAAAACAAAAACATTTCTTGCACCTTCTGCGAGTAACATTTCCACGCGCAAGTCTGTGGCTATGTTGAAGTTACTAATTACGGCCATTACCTGCTCCGCGGCATTGATATCTGACCTGTGAAGCCATTCTTTTGCGCTTTGTTGACTAGGTCTGTAATTTCTTTCGCTGTTATTTTTGGTGTATTAACAGTAATGACAGTGTTAGATGTAGAGGTTGGCCTAGGAACACCTAGTATGTCGCCTACGCCTCGGAAACCCTCAAACGCCTCCTGGCCTCTTTTGCCTCCAGAATAAATGTCGATTCTCTCTGATAATGCCTTGGCCTCAAAATAGCCACCCGCGGCTGAACCCGCAGCACCTACACCTACCACTCCAAATGATGCCAAAAGACTTGTTCCTGAAGCGGCTTTCATAACACCAATTGCAGCGGTCACACCATCGATAGCAGTCTTAATTGCATTTATACCATCGATAGCACCTTTAAACGCTGCCACGCCAATTAAAAGAGGTGCAAGCCAATCCTTGTTTTTCATGGCCCATTGTGCAACTGCAGCCAACTCGGTTAATACTTCGTGAGCCGTATCGGCAATTTCTTGTAACTGTTTCTGACCGGGAGGAGACATCATCCAATTGGCGAAATCGTCCAAGATAGGAAGAAGGGCGGTTCCAAGTTTTTCTTGAATTTCTCCAAAAATAATTTGCATGCGCTGGTATGGGTCCAAATTCGCTGCTTCTGTGGATGCGCCCTTGAATGCAGCACCCATTTCTTCGATTGGATTTTTGCTGCCTTTAAGACTAGGAATAAGTTTTGTCAAGGCGGTGTCGCTGCCTGACAATGATTTGGCCATGGCCTGCACGACTGTGTCTAGGTCTTTACCTTGAGAGGCGCTCGTGTCAAGAGCGATTTGCATAAGGTCATTTGACTTTGTCACATCACCCGTGGCAATAAAGAGTTTTTGATATGCTGGTCGGAGTTTGTCGTCTGCCACTGCTGCACTAAGTTGCATTTTGCCGATAGACTTTTCGGCTGCCTTAACCTGTGCGTCTGAAGCCTTGCCTGTGTTAATCATGGCAAGAGCAAGCAACTCTTGGCTCTTGCGGTCTTCGATGGCCGCCTTGGTCGCTTCTTGTAATTCGTTAGCGATTACTTTGAAAGAAAGACCGATACCGATTGCGGCAAAAGCCTTGCCGATTTTCTTGCTAATGTCCCCGGCTTTTTTGCCCATGCCAGTGAGGTCCCCCTGAGCGCCCTGTGTTGCAGCCGTCAGTTTTTTGAACTCGCCTAGGATTTCAACGTTAAGCACTAGGCTCATGTGTCAAACCTCTCTTTGTAGGCTCTTATGAAAGCCGTATACTCTTCCAACGTAAGAGAGCGATAAACTTCTGGGCTTATTCCTGTCGCAAGACAGAACTGAGCCATTCGGTCAGCACTTTCTTTTAGGCTGGTTCTTTTGGGTCGGCAAGATACTCCGTAACCCAATTAGTTGCCTGTGTAAAAGTCATCTTTCCAACTTCTTCAATCTTGGCATTTTTGTCTGTGCGTGTCTGTAATAGCCACACTAAGAATTTGAGAGCCCGCCCGGGGAACTCTCCCTTACCAAATAATGTGTTGATAGACGAACCCGTCAATTTTTCTAGTTGCTCTATTTCGTCCATGGTTAGAACGTCAAGAATTGTTCTTTCGCTACTCATCTGTGCCTTTCGTAGAGTTTGTTTGAATCAGTCTGTTAATACTACGGTAATAGTTTTGATAAACTTCGTCTCTTGTGATACCTAAAGCCTTAATAAAAAAAGGCTGGGGTTTTATGTTTCTTTTGAACCATCCCCAATGGATTGGGTTTGCGTAAGGAACACGCCCGTTATTACCTGCCGAAACTGTGACCTTGCTCAGTGCTTTGCTCGTCCTGATTGTTGAACGCAAAGACCCTGTCCGCACTGGAGCAAGGTTTCGGGCTTCGCGAGCAACTATCTCACCGGCGTCATTTCCTGCGGACTTTATGTCTTTAGCATCGACTCCGATGGCCTGTAAGGCTTTGATAGAACTGCGAAGACCCTGAACCTTGATTCCAGAGGTGTTCGACATTAATCTACGTTGATAAGTTCGACGCCGTAGTATAGGTTGCTTGCCACGTTTAGACCAGTGTTTCGTACTCTCAGCGCAACTGTGAACTGGACTACTTCATTCGAGGTTAGGTTCAATGGTGGCAACTGGTCGAACACTACGGTTCCCTGGTAGTGAGGTTCGTCTGTGCTAGGCACAGCGTTGCCGTTCGGGGCAATGATAAATGTGGCCGTTGAACCGAAGTTAGTCCAAAGTACCTGGTATAGAGAATCAACCTCGCCCGATGTGATACCAGACAAAGTTAGAGTCCACTCGCCGCCAACACGAACCTCGCAGAAGGTCTGGACGTCGCCTGGGGCGTCGCCAAGTTCTAGCATGACTGAATTAGCGTCACAGGCGTAGTCAGTGCCTGCAATTTTGAATAGGATGTTTTGCGCCTTGATGCGCGTTGATGCAGCCATTCCTGGAGCCTTTCTTAGATTGTTATCTGCAGGTCTGTTTGAACAGACACTGCGAGATACTCGGTGTTATTGGTTTGTAAATTGAAGGGTTGGCCTGCGCTTAGCATTCGCGCGTAGCCTGGTAAAGCGTTTATGACTTGCTCCAAGAGCGCGTCGAGGTTCTCTGTGGCTTTTTTGTTCGTTGCCGTTGAAGCGACGCAAACAAGTTCGAGAGTTAGCGTGTATTCACTGCCGATAGTCGCTGGACGTAGGTAGGGAGTTCCACTGTTAATGATTACGATTGGAGGGGTGATGCGTTCCGGAACATAATCTGAAACGATTAACCCGCCTGCCGTTAGGTCGAGTTTGAATTCAATCTTCGCGGCCGTAATCTCGTTTGTCATACCCCGTACCCCGTAAATGGTTGGAGCAATGGGTAAACGGCAATAAGTGGGTCACGTGCAACACGAACGGGAGTTCCGTCCATAGATGCAAACTGTGCAACCCCCTGAGGAGCGGAGCGACGGTGGAAGAGTTCCGAACTTGCAATGTATACCGCTTGGTCGTGAATGGATGAAGGAATGCCTTCAACTTCCCCAATGTAGCGTGTTACTAAAGCGTGTCCTGCCGTAAGACATTCCTGTGGGAATTCTGTCTCATCGGTTCCGACATAAGCCTGGAACTCTTCCAACGTCACTGCCATGATGAACTACTAAGCGGTTACGTCTAGTTTGACGATAGCGCCCTCGCGTGGTACTGCGATAGCCATGTAGCCATACACTGAAACCGAGTCCGTGAGGGTTGTGATGTCGCCGTCAGTGAGACGAACAGGTGCGCCTGCAGACTCCATGGTGATAACAGCGGCGCTGTTAGCCATGTAAACGATTCCTGAACCAATTGCTGGGTCAACGATAATCGGCAGACCGAATACTGAACCTGCTAGGCCGGTTACGTTCATAGTTCCGATGTTGTTGACGCCTGCGCCGTCTGCGAGTAGAACTGGACGGCCGTCGCCTGCAGCAACCTTGGCCAACTTCACGTAGCCGTCGACGCCGGTGAGGATGAACTCTGGGCGTAGGCCGGTGTTTGTGAAGATGTAACCTGCACCGTTAGCGATACCTTCGGCGAGTGATGAAGCGGTTCCACCATCTGCGTCGAAGATTTTGCCGGTGTAGTCGAGTGCTGCGATAGCGGTGACTAGAGACAAGTTGCTTGCGCCTGCGTAAGCAAGTGCTAGACCCTGGAATACCTGGTCAAGAGTGTTGACCTGTGAACGCTCGACATACTGGCGAGAGAACGAGGTGTAACCTCCGTAGGTCTTTACTGGAGTTGAGACGGTCTCGAAGGTTAGGTTTCCAAAAGATAGTGCTTCGTTCTCTGGGTCCTGCTGGCCGACTGCAAGAGTGTTGCTGTCGATTTTCGAGTATTCAACGGTCAGACCAGTCGCTGGTAGTGGTGCGCGGCTGAATGCTGAAACGGTTGGGCGGTTGTTAGCGATAAGAGTGTTGATGTATCCGAACCACGGTGCAACTACTGCAGCGTCCGCTGAAGTTGATGCGGCGCGAGCGAACTCTTGTGCCTTGTTGTCGCCGGCTACAAGAGCCTTAGCGAACTCACCCTGGCTGCGGAACTCGCTGCCCATAGGTGCTGGTGTTGCGACGGTCTGGCCTGCTTCGACGAGGCGGCGGATTTCCGCAACTTCATCCTGAACGGCGCGAACGTCTAGCTCAATGTTTTCTGACATT